GATGTTTAGCCGAGGCACATACGCGACTAAAAGGAGCAAGTAGGTGTTTAGGTTTATCCTAAACACATTTGTAAAGTATCCGCCAAATCATACTTCTTAGAAACGCCATTGAAAAGCAAAAGCCAAGGAGCAGCCACTGCTGGTTTTGCCGCGGACCATAAAGACAACTTCTTTTCTATCCGGCCAAGTGTCGCATCTTTCCTTTCCTTGTATTTATCCGAACCAGCAGAAATTGCGTCGCCCTTATTCTTAGCACCGGGATGGACAAACTCAAAGGTACCAGTCCAACCATCTTTCTCCAAGATGTATCGCATTAAGGAATAAATCTGCATCTGAATATCACGCAATAGAGGAGCAATACTTTTCTGATTTTCAATTCGTACAATGGATGCCTTCTTGAGAATAGGGATGCGGGATTCAACAAAAACACGAATTTTTCCAAATACATCTGCTGGTGACATACTCTTCACTTTTGCTGCCTTATACGGCATTAAATAGAACTTGGCCACTTCGTCTAGCAGTGCCGCTTTTGTCTTCTTTTTCGCATCAGCCCAACCTAGTTCGGTCGCAAATTCACGAATGCTGGCAACTGTTTTAATCTTCTCGGGGTCTATCGCAGTAAAGCCCTTGAAGCCCTTCTTGCCGCATTTCTTACACAGAAGGGATTCTCCCTTATAAGACCACGAAGCCGGTCCTTTACAGGATTGAACCGAGCAGCGCGTAGATAGTTGAGCCGAAGAATCTGAAACTAAATTGAAATTCTCCCAGAGTAAAATATTGGATATCTGCTGGTTTCCACTGAGGTCAGCCACCACTTCCGCAACACAGATTCCCAAATTCTTAATACCGGGATCAATTGCCACAATTGTCCGCATCATTAATCTAATGAATCGGACATTTATTTAAGCAGGCTGTTATGTAGGATCTTCTGCGCGATTGGTATCTCTTGTTCTCGTATATACTGGATTTTGAACAGGATTCTGCTGAGACCAAGTAACCTGCTCTAATGTTTCAAGTCTTTCATATACAGGATTCATATTATGATATAAATGACAAGAAAATATACATTGAAAAATATAACCAAGAGTAAAACTTAAAGTTAAAATATGGATTGGATCCATTTATCTCCTATTTTTACGAGTCCTTTGTTTGCGTGTTCTCTTTCGTAATTGCTTATTTTCAGGAATAGAATTCAAACTGGATTTTTGTTTTAGTGTTAAATAACGCACCGGCCGCGGCGCATAAACTACCTTTGGTAAAGCATTCACAAAAATTTTAGCAAATGCCTCAGCTTTTTCCGTATTCTGGTATGAAAAATATTCCTTTAAAAAAGCAGATTTTTGCTGGGGAGGTACTCTTGTCATAGCATTCCTAAACATAGGCCGCGACTCCGGAGTAAATTCACTTGCTATTGAATGACCCGGTTCCCCAATACCATATTTGAAAGCATCCATCTACTTCCAGCAGTTAAATTGTTCGGATAAACTCCCAGCCTAAGTCAACGCAAATCTTCTGCCAGATGTTATCTTGCATATAGAGTTTTTCATGACTTTTGAGCAGGGGAAAACACGGTAAGAAATCGTCCAGTTCTAGCAGTTGACAAAACTTGTATAAGACATATGAATATGACAAGAAATTGGAGCGACCCCGAGGACAATGCCGAATGAACGACGGCTGAATCTCCTTGAACATGTACCGTAGCTTATCCTCCATTTCCCGTGACATGGTGGGCGCACAGAACGCATTCATCCGGTGTAAGATATGTGGGATATGCTCGTAGAATTTGTTCAAATGGAGTTTCTTTAGGACCTCCCGAAGTTTCTGAGGTTTGAGTGTACGCGGATCAGTAATACGCTCCTTCTTAATTTCCGCCAATATATTCTCATATACATCTGCTGGAATCTCAGTGCTTTCCTTTGCTTGGAACTGAGCGAGCCATTCATTAAAATGGTTGATTTTCTTATAGGCAAAGTACGAGATTTCACGCGGCGGGTCCTTATAGGACGGCTTCTCGGAATCAACCAGAATAAAGTCCTGGTAGCCACACCCCGGGCACCCCAGAGTTGCCTCATTGTGATAAAAGACCATCTCCGTTTCGCAATGAGGACACGCGCCAAAATCGGGTTCTATGCCAGAGCCTGGTAGGATTCCACCACGAATCGCAGTCGGCTCAATAATACTCAAATAACGCTCTAGTGCTTTGTCACGCTGAAGTCCATTAGAATCTTCAATGTCCCGGGCTTTAATAACCTTCTTAGGCTCTTTCTCTGTCACCACTGGACACGAAGGTCCTGAAAGGCATGAAGCCTGTGAAAGTGTGGGCTCGGCGTCATCGGCAGAACCAGCACTGAAATAATTCAAAACGCTATTTTGAGGAGTTCGCAACTTACTAGCAGGTTTCTTGCTAGAAACATGGTGCCCTGAAGCGATTTTTTCCTGTGAATCGTAATAATTAAATAGAATGTTTCCAACTTGTAAAAAATAATCAAGTCGTTCGTCATCTTTCTGGAGGCGAACCACCTGTTGTTCTAAATCTTGTAAATCTTCAACGAGCACTTTGTATTCATCAGCATGAAGAGCCCCGGTGAAGGCATCTATTTGAGCCTCCTTTTCGGTAATCTTCTTTTCTAAGCCAGTAATTTGTGCCCGTTTATCATTCATAGTACGCATCTTCTCGGAGTGGAATGCCTCTAAGGTAGTCGGCATATCAGTCACTTCTTGAGTGGGAGCGTCCATGGTATGAAGAACCATGTGTAAAGGTTTATTTTCAGACATTAACTATATCCTATCTTTCATTGTTCCTTATGTCATCTTCGGATTTTAAGCACCGCGGGATTTCACAGGAAGAGTTCCCCCGGTGAAGCCGAAGGATTCAGCCACCCTCGGTTTTTGGCTCCGCCAACTACCCCGGTGTTCTCCAGATAATTCCCCAAAATTCTCAAAATTCCCCGATTCTGCCAAATTATTTTCTTTGCGATAAATATAACAAATGGGAGGTGGTGGTTTAATGCAGCTTGTAGCCTATGGCGCGCAGGATATCTACCTGACGGGAAACCCTCAGATCACGTTCTTCAAGGTGGTGTACCGTCGCCACACCAACTTCGCGATGGAGTCCATTGAGCAGACGTTCAACGGCACGGCCAACTTCGGCAAGCGTGTCACGTGCACGATCAGCCGCAACGGCGACTTGATCCACCGCATCTACCTCCAGGCTACGCTCCCGAAGGTTCAGCTTGCGTCCACGGACGGCTCAGGCGCCCAGTTCCGCTGGCTCAACTACGTCGGCCACAACCTCGTCAACTCAGTTGAGCTTGAGATCGGCGGCCAGCGCATTGACAAGCACTACGGTGACTGGCTCCAGATCTGGAATGAACTCACCCAGGAGGCGGGCAAGCAGGCCGGCTATGCTGAGATGGTAGGCAACGTTCCGGAACTCGTGAACTTGCTCGTCCAGGGCGGTGAGTCATGCGACGATGCGTGCGCCGGTGGTGAGCCTAACTCCCTCGCGGAGGTCGCGAACTGCTCCCCGGAGTACACGCTCTACATCCCGCTCCAGTTCTGGTTCTGCCGCAACCCGGGCCTTGCGCTCCCGTTGATCGCTCTCCAGTACCACGAGGTCAAGATCAACCTCGAGTTCAACGAGATCAAGTACCTCTGCTGGGACCAGGTTTCCGGCACGGCGGCCTCCCACGCCATCCGCGACCGCGTTTCATCATCTGGCCTTGTCTCAGCCTCCCTCTATGTTGACTACATCTACCTCGACACGGACGAGCGTCGCCGCTTCGCCCAGGTCTCCCACGAGTACCTCATTGAGCAGCTCCAGTTCACGGGCGATGAGTCCGTGACGAGCTCCAACAACAAGATCAAGCTCAACTTCAACCACCCCACGAAGGAGCTTGTGTGGGTTGTCCAGCGCGACTCCTTCGTCGCCTGCGACGATGCCACCATCAACCCGTGGAAGGGCATGCAGCCGTTCAACTACTCCGACTGGTGGGACCGGTCAGTCCTTGACTCCGGCTACTCCCTCACCCGCGTTGAGGGCCTCGCCGGCTACAACCCTGTCGCTGTTGCCAAGATCCAGCTCAACGGCCACGACCGGTTCTCCGAGCGCGAGGGCAAGTACTTCAACTTGGTCCAGCCGTACCAGCACCACACCAACGTGCCGGCTGTTGGCATCAACGTCTACTCCTTCGCCCTCAAGCCGGAGGACCACCAGCCCTCAGGCAGCTGCAACTTCTCCCGCATTGACAATGCCACGCTCCACCTTACGCTGACCAACAACACTGTCTCCAGTGTCTACTCAGCCAAGGTCCGCGTCTACGCCGTGAACTACAACGTTCTCCGCGTGATGTCCGGCATGGGCGGCCTTGCGTACTCGAACTAGAAACCTCCGAGTTTTAGTTTGGGTTTTGTGGTAATAAAATTCATATAAAACATTCGTAAATATTAGATATTTAGGAATGCCTAGAAATACGAAACCAATGAAGGATCTTATTGTGCCCAAGCAGACTCCTCCGGCAGTCCAGCCCCAGCCTCAAAAACCCACACTAGCATCATCTGTCATAGAAGGAATGGCCTTTGGCAGCGGCAGTGGCCTTGCGCATGCGTTCATTGGCCGGCTTTTTAACAACAATCAATCAAAAGCTGAAGATAAGAAAACTCAGTATACACATTGCTTGGAAATCACGCAAAATAATTACGAGGCCTGCGAACATTTAAAAATGTAATAAGTAGAAATGCTTGGAAAAATTGCCATCCTGCTGGCTGCTCTTTCAACCGCAACAGCGGAATATGGCTGCTCCAGTTTCGCACAATTAACGCACACCGCATCTGGCTGCCCTGCGAATCAAGGCAACCCTGACTGTAGTTTTATCCAAGCAAACGCACAACAATTCTGCTCATCTGCGGCATCAAGCTGGGAAATTATCAATGGCCCCTCTTGTAATTTACGCGGCGCGTCGTATGGATGTATCTTTGCGACAGGGCTTTACTCAACAACAGACCAGTTCTGCTGTCCTCTGATTGTTGTTGGAGCAGCGGTACCAACAGAAACAGCAACCACATCAGCAACAGCTACCACATCAGCAACAGCAACAGCTACCACATCAGCAACAGCAACTGCTACTGCTACAGCATCCACATCAGCTACAGCATCCACATCAGCAACAGCAACTGCTACCGCTACAGCATCTTCATCCAGTTCAGCTTCTGTAACAACTTCTTCATCTCCATCTGCTAGCACCCAAGCAACACCCAGTGTAGCAGCTTCTTTGACGTCGCTTTCTACACAAACAGCCTCAAGCTCGGCCACAGCGACAGCCACTAGCACTGGAACTTTTACTGCTATCCCCTCAACAAATATTACAGTAATCTATATCAAAACCACTGAGCCAATGAGCCAAGGTGTAGGTGCCGCAATCGGACTTTCCGCTGTCTTCGGATTTGTAATTCTCTGCTGTTGCTGCGGTTTCATCTTCAGACGGAGACCCATCCCCGAGAATTTGATTATTAGACAAGTATCTATTGTAGAACCAAAAGAAAGACGCAAATCAGTTATTGAGAGGGAAGAAAAGGAAAGACGCAAATCTATAGAAGGCAAGGAAAGAAGGAAATCTACACACGACCTAGCAGCAGTTATTATAAATAAGAAGTAGAAGGAAACATCAATAAATATCAAATATTTAGAAATGTTTTAAAAAGTGGGAGGAGTAAATGTATAACTAATATTGTAATATCAGTTTTTTTAGAAATATGTGTGCGCGAGAATGCATCGCTCTACATAGATAATTAATTTAGATATAATAAAGTAAGGCATGGGTATCTTTAACAATCCAGCACAGAAACCCAAAGTTAAAGCCGGTTATGGGACTGCGAAAAAAGCACGGAATACGCTCCAGCGCCTCCGTAAAGAAACACGCAAACAACAGAGGCAAACTGCTAGAACAATGTACTTCCGGGCAAAGTACCATAAGTATCAAACTCCCGGAATGCGGAATGCGATGAAGATCTACGGTGATTTTTTGAAAACGAAAAATTGAGGCACTGGCTACACTAGAAAACAACCCAAGAAAAATGCCTCCCCGTCGTCGTAATCGTTATGAATTTGAGCACCCGGATGAAGAGCTTCCGAGCGGCCTCCCTCTTCCAGTAGTAAATGCCAATGTGTTCCATCCACCTGTAATCCAGCACATTGATAATCAGAACAATCGTATGCTAGAAGAAGCACTAAAGGCCAGTCTTGAAGGATTTGGTCTTGAAGAAGCCAAGGAGGAAAGCCAGCAGACAGCAGGCGACGAACTATTTAACCAAGTTCTAGAACAACTTCCCTATCTTAAGCCAGCAGCGCGACAGACACTTCATCTTATTACTGGTCTTGATGATATCATCAGTCATGAGAAGAATCAATCCAGTCCATCCAATGTAACAGAGATCCAACGTATCCAGCAGAGTCTACAGAATGCTCTAGATACAGGCGAAGCCCCTCCAGCAGAAGACACTGATGCCGCCCTTTCCTTTATTACGGGATATGATATGGAAGATATCAAAGGAGCAGTGTATCCACGTGTGGAATCTGAGATTCTACGTCTGCTAGTGGAAGAAGCAGAAGCAGAAGCCGAGGATGAAAATGAGCAGATTCGTAAAGCACTAGAGGAGTCTATTCTAGAGGAAGCTCTCCATACAGCCAAGCAAGAAGCAAAGGAAAAGGCAGAAGCAGAAGCAGAAAAGACCGTAGGCGGTTATAATCCTCAAACTCCCGCCGAACGCCGCGCTGCGCGTCTAGCAGCGCTTGACCGTCTTGAAGCTGCTTCTAAGGCAAAGCCGACCTAAGATAGCTAAAGCAGCCAAAAATCCGCAGGGCACTGCAGAAATTTAGTATAATCAACTTGAATTGTTTCCAACAAATTTATATCTTTTCGCTTGAATACAGCCGACCCCCGCCCATCATCAAACTTCCGCACTAAATCATATTTGCTAGAAGCCGAGAGTTCAGCAAAAGCCCCTCTATTTTTACAGAGATTCACGTCCACTAAAACCCACATTTTTGGATTCATTTCCTTAAGGTTTGAGAAATCACCTATACTAGAAAAGTCGCCACCATCTAGCACAATTACATCGTATTTTTCATTCAAAGATACAAAAGGTGATTTTAACCACAAATAATGTTCACGATCGTACATCAAATCATAAATCGGCCTAATCGCAGCCGGATTTGGAAACTCGGATAAGTCTTCACGAAGAAGAAACTCCGTTTTATTAAGCCGTCCCCAAATAAATTGCGCAAATGAAGTACTTAACCATTTACGATTGTTAATATATTGATACCGCGCCTTGTGAATAGCCGGCTCATTTGTATCAAATGAATAAAGCCGCGCATTCTGCTCGGTTCGTTGTAGTATACCATTTATAAGAGCACGAGTTGTTCCCATACCTGAACCAGTTCCCACTTCCAAGAATACTTTAAAATCTGGATTTGCTCCTGCTAGAATTAAAAAGGTAAAAAGTTCATGATTTTCAGCAAAATCGCCCATTATTTATTTTAATTATTAATTTTTTTAAGCAGAGTTCGTTTACTCTTAAGAAAATTAATACTTTACAGTCTAGAATGGACAGTCAACAAATGGTGTGCGGGCCAATTACATATCTAGCAGGTGGTCTTCTTGGAGATTTTATTAATCAATTGTCCGTCATTCAAGAAGTTTATAAATCCACTGGACGAAAAGGATTTCTTTATGTATCAAATCGCGGCGACGCGTTTCGGTTTGGCCTTGAACAATTACACAAGGATACAAAAGATATTATAAAAGCACAGGAATACATATTTGAATATAAAATTCACACAGGACAAGTATATGATATTGATCTTACTAAATGGAGAGAATCACCTCTTCTTTATCAGAAATCATGGGCAGAAATTTTTCAATCAACTTACAATATCCCATGGGGAAAACATAAGTGGTTAACATATAAAACAGACCCCGATTTTCAAGATAAAATTGTAATCTGTTATTCAGCGCGCCGAGAAAATAAACAAATTAATTATAAAGAATTATTCAAACAGTTTCCCGCAGATAAAATCCTATTTGTTGCTATGAATATTGAAGAGTATGCTTTTTTCAGCGAATTATCTGGAACAAATTTGCCCTTACATATATGTCCTACACTAGAATCTCTTATAATTATAATAAATAGTTGTGCACTATTGATAAGTAATTTATCAGCTCCAATTCATTTTGGTTTAGCATTCCATAAACCATGTGCGGGTATTCTTATGCCAGGTCTTCAAGATAATATTCATATGGCTAATTTTCCCGAATATATGAAGTTTTATCAGCCAATTATTTAGAGATGAATCATATATTGAGGATTAGCCTGTAAAAAGGTAACAACAAGAACAATAAAAAACACATATATAAGAAATTCAACATGGCGATGTTTTCCTGCTAGAATCCGTATTATAATGTCTGTAATTCCCCATACTGCTATCCACCAGATTTGAACGAGTGTAACAGCAAATAAGAATACATATAATTTAGTATCCATACTTCCCTTATTTAGGCCGCTTTTTTATTGCTGGAGGGCAAAAATTTGACGCTGGAATTTGTGTATTAGATAAACATATTCCTGTTCAGATGTCTTCTTCCCCCGCAAAGTTCTCAATGGTAATGATCCGTAATCTCAAGAGTATTGAGGATACTCCTAGCAATGATGACCGTCTCATCATTTCCCGCGATGGTCAGTATTTTAATGTCACTTACACCAACAAGCCGGAGGGTGTTAAGCAGGTGGTATCGCTAACAGCGAATGATATGTTCAAGTATCTTAAGAATACACTAACGCTTCTATCAAATGACGATGAGCCCTTCAGTCACATTCAGTTTAACTTTCCCGCAGTTCCGGCTGTAATGTATAAGACGAGTAATATTGATATGGTGTATGATGTACTCTTGGATCAGTTTGATAGTATGATTGCGAACTGGCCGATTAATGCTTAGAGCGTTGTTTCTTTCGTGTAACCCTATTTTTTTTTTTTGGGAGTGCTTTTAACGCTGCTAAACGAGCCGCAGCGGCCGCAAAACGTGGATATGCTGCCAACTCTTCCGGAGAAAGACCTGCATCCGCAACAGGAGCAGCAGGAACAACAGGGCGCATTACGAAACTATCATCATCATTAATTTCATATGGCCCTGTTCCATCACGAACATAAAAGAAAATATAGGGCTTAGCATATTGTAAATCTCTATTATCCGCAGAAGGCAGATTTGCGGGTAAGTCAACCTGTGTCGCTGATGGAGGAAAATCGTCAATATGCCACCATTCTCCATTACGTAAACAAAGCGATGTATAATGACCGGCATCAATTGTTTCTCCATGATGACATACAATTCCATATAATCTATAGCGTGTAGAACCCGCATTTTTTGGCTGCCATCCTGCGGCATGAAAATCAGCAATATCAAACATAGGCACAATAGGAATTGTATCTTGACGATTGCCACCAAATCCAAATAATTCTACTTTTAATATTAATGTATCTGGAATTACACGAAATTTTTTGGATTCTGCTGGGTCATTTATCCATTGATTAAATCCACCCGGAGATATTTGTTCATTGCGTGAAATAGGTGGTGCAGCAACCTCAAATATTGTATCAACAGTTCTTACTTCTTGAAGTTCGTTATTGATTCTACAATATCCATAAAGTGGTGCTAGCATAGAATGGCCACCGGGTGTATCAAGTGTCCGCACACTTTTAATAGGAGCAGTAACTTGTTTTGTTATTATATTAAAAAGAGTAATACGAAAAGAATCTGCGTCACTTTGATTGAGTGGAAAGAATATGTCTCCTAAAACATTTCCTCTAGTGACTTCATACATGCGCGTATAAAAATTGGCTTGTTTAAGCAAAAAGCCACTTTGTGCTACTGGAAGAGGTAAACGCATTGCTTCAATTAGTTCAAAAAACGCATCAATGGTTTCTCCTTCTTTAACATCTACAGGATTTGCCTGGTTAATTACTTTTAAAGGCCAATTTTCACAACCAACAAATCCAGGTAGATGCGCAATACACTGTAAAACTGAATTCATATAACATACTGTTGGAGGTTCTGTATTTTGTAAAAGAGTGATGGGGCTAACAGGAAGAGCTCCATTTGATAATAGAGTTTCGCGGATTTGTGTAGTAATATTTTCTCCTCTAGTAAATCTATCCTGTATTTCATCAAGAACATCATATATTTCTTTGCTAGAACGTTTACTCCTCTGCTCTGTTAATTTAGCTGCGTATTCTTGTTGTTTTCGCCATTTAATCTCTTCCTTTTGCTTTAATTTTGCATCTGCTTCTAGTTGTTTTGTATCTACATACATACGCCAGAGTCGTATTCTATCCCCCATTCCCTACTTTACTTTAAGGATATTTCCTTCTCTTTTATACACACACGCATAATACAACCCCGCATGAATATTTTTAAAGATAGTGTGGCAGATTTCATCATTATGTTCAAATATACATTTCTGTATGTTTATCTCAACTTCCTTACATATTTGTGGCAGTGGCTCCGGCAACATTCTTATTCTATAAACCTAAAGTAATCACTTAAATACAAACTAGAGTTATGGAATATAAATTTTTCAAAAATATTGCTTCACTTATTGTGTGTACATCCGCACTTGGTCTTTCTTGCTACGAGCAATATGAACTTGTGTATACAATAATTATGACGTATGTAGTGGCTGATCTGTTCTATTCGGAAGAATTTGATATTCTGCTTCACCATTGTATTGTAATTTGTTTTATATCATCAATTATCACTGTACCACCAGCAGACTACCTGCTAGAAGCTAGGACAGTAATAAATGTAGAAATAAGTACTGTATTTTTAGCCCTTAATAATTTAATAAGGGATAAACATATTTCAGTTCCTACAGCTATTGGTAATTCTAATAAAATTCTTTTTGCAGTCACATTTACAAAATATCGTATTTGGGATTATTACTGGGTTTTTATTTCAAGAAAGTCATTCTCAAATCCTATTACAATGGTATCACTTTATAGTCTTTTTTTGTTAAATATGTATTGGTTTTTTCTGATTTGTAGGAAAGCGTTCGGGTCTAAACCGCGTATTTTGACCCCAGTTCATAAAGACCAGAAGACCGAGGAATTAGTCCCATGCTTTTCAGGGAAGAACGCTTCGTAAAACCGATTGGTTTACCCTTTTGAAAATTCCTCTTGGCTTTCAGCGTTTTCGCAATGTTTTTAAAGGGGGATTTACGCACTCTTTTAGCATTAATAGGAAAAGGTTTTGTGCTAGTGGCCATTCTACTTAGAAGCGTTCATTTCTTGAATTATAAATTCAGGGAATGAATATTAAAAAACCGACTAAACTATTTAGTTGGGGATCGTAACGCGGGCCCACTTGAGGTTGCGAACAACGCTGGTTTCGCTGTTCACGCCGAGCTCAATGTAGACGATGCCGTACTGCGGTGAGGCACCCGCCGTGGCAATTACACCATCGTTCGTGGTGGTGAGGGCCGCCTGCGTCACGCGCTGAACCTTGCGGAGCGTGCGGATGCCGTAGCTTCCACCGCCCGTGGCTACAGGGAGACGCACCGTCTTGCCCATGTCGCGGAGAACAACGAGACCAATAGTGAGGCCATCGCCAGCATCAATCGTGATGGGGCTGCCAGCAGCGTTGTAGAAGTCGCTAGAGTTGGCACTCGTGCTGCTCAAAACAGTCGCAGTGTTGACATAGAACTGGGTTCCACGCTCGGTATTAGCACTTGTACGCAAGACTGACATTTATATTCTGGGTGTAGAAAATAATTTACTCCCCGGCAATTTAGGATGGCATCAGAAGAACGCGCTGGAATTATTCTGTTTGATGCTACCCGGTCCAGAATTCTTTTAGTTCAGAGCCGCTTCACAGGAAAATGGGGGTTTACAAAGGGTCACGCAGAAACATGGGATATTGATCCGCTTGAAACAGCAACCAGAGAACTCAAGGAGGAGGCGGGCTACCTAGAGGTTATCCATTACAAAATTACAGAGGGTCCGATTCTTTTACGCGATAGACCGTATTGGATAGCTGTCTTACGCACTGATGAAACACCGACACTGAACCGACTTGAACAATCTGGCATCGGCTGGTTCAGACTCAAAGAAATCCCCCGGCTCAGGCTAAATGAAGACGTTCGGCTTTACTTGGCCAGCAGTGGAACATAAATCCGTGTATGTTCAACTTGACCGCAGATATCCGGTATATCAAAACCTGGAATATCCTTGAATTTTGCGAAACAGGCATCACGAATTGCCTTCGGTATTTTAGACGCAGAGTCAGAAGAAGCAGTATTAATATCTGCTCGTACATATCGCATAAATGTAGCACAATCTTTCCGTGAAGTGGGTGGCAAAACTAATTCTTCCTCCAATTTCCTACGTATTAATCCCCAGACAGCAGACAGACGTTTATGTGTTTCCGCTGACTGTGTCCATGCCAATTTATCTTGAAGCATATTCATGAGCGATGTCATAATTGTTAACGAACCAAAAATCCAGGAGATTTGGAATCCATCCACCGAATAGCCTCCAGCAATTATGTTTGATAGACCGCTTATTGCTACGCAGACATTAATCGCAACCATTAAATTTCGGGACTTACGGTCAAAAACTGTGTGTGCCTCAGAGTGCATCCATTCGTAGCATTTAGCCTGGTCGCACCATCCTGCCAACAATGTCTCAATACTAGAATCCCATTTAATGGAATCGGATTCTAGAATTTCTACTTTATCAACCGACATCTATAATTTGCGGGTCTTTCTATTGCGCCTGCGATTTCTACCGCGACTTTTACGGCTCTTGACGATATTTTCATAATTCTTCCCAAGATTAGCACTTTCTTTACGCATACCCAGATACTTGAGCCTGCGTAGCACTTTATCTGTAAACTCTCGGAAATAAAACATTCCTTGTAAAATCTTCTTTTCCTCCTTTGTTAGCTTAGGTTTATCATTTACATTCTGGATTCGTATAAAATCCACAAATTTATCCATTACTGCTTCTTCTTCCGCCGTGAACTTTCTTTCAGGAATCGGTATTGTAGGTGAAGCAGGTAGAGATAGTGGGGATGATCCTCTTTCTCCTTCATTGATTTCTAAATTGTTATTATTATTGTTATTATTGTTATTATTGTTATTGTTATAATTGCTCCGATGAGCAGCACTAAAACTTAAATTAAGATCACCCATCCCTATTTTATGCCAGCGGATTTATCCGAGATGTCGGCTCTACATAAGATAAACCAAGGAAGTCAAAAATATCCTTCTCGGAATTCATTGCTGGAGGCACTGGAACTCCGTCTCTAACACGCTTGAGACCATGCTCGGAGAGCGAATATCCCTTACTCAAAGCATGCCGGCGCATGCTGACATTAAACACATCCGACCCAGTAAAATATAGAATTGTGTACCAATACTCCTCAGGCTTACATAATAACAAGTCCACATGCCGATGTGTCTGATGGCGTGGAAGACGACACACACCCATAAACTTGTGTTCTCCCCGAGCAAACTCTCCGCGGATATAGCCCTCATCCACAAGCAAATCTATAAACTGCTGAAAGTGTGAAGAAGCGACCAAGTCACTCAAGGTCCGACTAGTAATCATTACATCAAAATCCCCGGATGTAGGTAGCCCCCGACGATAAGACCCAACAACTACCATTTCAAACTCTTTTGGCAGGATCTTTCTTACATAAGCTTCATGCTTTTCCATCTCAGCACGTGGAATGCGCTTCTTCAAATCATCAATATAGGTCAATCCAACGCTCTGCGCATGCGTCAGTAAATCCGGATTAGCCGCCGCTGCTGACTTCAAGGCCGCAATCGTCTTAATCTCATGTTTGGTAATCAAGTCCCGGGCTTTAGCAGGTCCAATCCCGTGAACTTCCTGGAGCGCGTTATAGGCTTCTAATGAGTATTCTTCCTTTGCCTCCTCAGCTTCTAGCAGATGGCCTGTTTCTAAGACTTCGGCAACTTTTGCCGCAATTTTTGCTCCAACACCCGGCAAATCCTTGACATCCGCAATGGAGTGAACTGCTGGAAGTCTTTCAATCTCCTTAATTGCTTTCGTATAGGCTCTGGCCTTGAATGGTTCGGACTCAGCAATTGACTTCTGCCGGAGAGCAATTAGAAAATTAATGATTTGTGTTTTTTTGTCAGACATCTATTCTTAGATTGCGTTTGGTTTTTATATCCGCTAAGAATAGAATATGCCTAGTCCCGGTGAACTCCTTTCGCGTGGCTTTTCAATGGGTGGAAAAGTTAAGAATGCTGAACTTGCTGCTATTGCTGCGGGTATCAATGCCAGCGGTCACTATAGCCGTCGCGGAAACAACCGCAGAGCCAATGAGGCCAAGGCGCAGGCCATGCTCAAGTGGTACACAAACTCAGAGAAAAAGGGGAAGGAGGGCGGCAAGGCCTTCCAGACTCGTCGCAACTTTGCTCGTAACCTAGCCGCTGCTCTTGCTGTTTCCCCGTCTGGCTCCCGTGCGTCTAGCCGTGCCTCTAGCCGTGGTTCACGTAGTAACCGCAGCAACCGTGGTCTCCCTGTCTTAGCCGCTGCCGGAGCCGGACCCAATAAGGCCAAGCGCACCTACACGCGCAAGAGCCGCGCCGCTCCTCCCGCTTCAGGCACATGGCCTCTCCTCAAGAAGTCCCGTCAGCTCTGGACGGTTAAGGTTGTTCCAAGCAGCAGCCGTGGCAAGGCCACTGTCAGCAAGTTGACCGGCAGGGAGGGAGGCAAGTTGCTTGCTTCCAGCCACAATGTAACAGCCGGAAAGGCCGGTCGCTCAGTTCTCCAGCAGGCTCTCCACGAGGCCGAGGGTGCTTTTGAGAACAAGGTAGCGGATGGCTACACGGAAGTCCGCAGTGTTCACCGCGGCACAAATAATGAACTCAAGTCCATTAATAACTTTGTTCCTAGTTAAATAGATGGACGAAGTCCTAGCAAGTAGAACAACTATAGGCCCAATGATTAATTCTAAGTTAGAACCAATCATTGTACGAGCACAGACACGTAAGAACCGTCCTTTGAATACGAATCAAAATAAACGAAATATGAATACTGTGAAAGGCTTATCTCGTCTCTTGGATAAAGCAAAAAACAGGAATAATCCGAATTTCCAGCGTAAAAGCGAATGGCTGACTAGGCTGAGCCGAGCAATGAATGAACAATATACATTTAATAATTTGGAGCAGGCGTTTCATTCTCCACTACCTGTCTTAGCTCCTGCGCCAACTCCTGTACTAAAAATTGAAGCCCCTACACGCATTAATGTACCATTAGATAGAACTAGGAAATATAAGATGCCCGCACCGCAATCAGGAAAGTTTCCCACGCTGTATGGTAAGTCCAAGACCGGCAAGACGCAGGTTTGGCAGATTGAAGTAATTAAGTCTGGTGACGGACCCGCTGCTGCTGGAGGTGGTCAAACAGCAATTATCCGTGTATCCTATGGCTACGAGGGTGGCAAGCAGGTTGTAAATGAGAAGGAAATTACAAAGGGCAAGAATCTCGGCCGAAAGAACGAGACGAGCCCCTACGAGCAGGCTCTGCTAGAAGCCCAGTCCACCTGGGAGGGCAAGATTGATGGAGGCTATGCTGAGAAGTTGGGAAATGCGCAGGCTCCGGGTCTAGCTTCCGATAATGCGGTCGCCGCGCATAAGACGGTTAGCCCAATGCTGGCA